ATCACATCACCATGAATATTCTTATGAAGCCAGAGGTAATAAAGTAGAATTTGTAAAACAAAAGAATGGTATTTACAATGCAGTTGATACCATACCATTACCAACTACCAGCACTGGCTATCGTTCTGGTCATATACTTAAGAGAGATGCTAGTGAATATATCAAAGCCAATGAACTAAGAGATTATATACTTAGTGAACTTGGAGAACCACCAGCACAAGGAGATTTATTTACATGAATAAAATTATATTATACAGTTTACTTACTGTCATGCATTTTGATACTGAAGAAGCTTGCCAAATGTGGTCAGATAAAATCTATGGTGAGGGATATAAGTGTCATAAGACATACAAGTATGAAGAGTTTTATTTAGAGAAACCCCCATTGAAAAGACCAGAAAGTGAGTATTATGGATATTAAAAAGTACACCCACAAGATAAAAGTATTTCGTGATAGATGGTTAAGAGATCCAAGAGTAGTAGATATATCATTACCTTATGTTCCTCAAGAGTTTACCAGACCAGATGAAACAGTTGAAACATTTCATATCGATTGGGAAGAACAGAAAAAAAAGGGTAACAAAAAGTTACCCTAGTTATTACAGGCAGGGCTATGGAGAAAATCATTTTTGTACCCTATTAAACAGTAATAAACTATTTACTTTTTTGGGTCAATAGTATATAAGAACATATGAAAGAGAGGTGTTCCATGAACAATAGAATAGGATTTATTGGTGGCTCAGACGCTGTTCAAATTATGAATGGTGATTGGGTTAAACTATGGTCAATCAAAACTGGTAAAGAACAACCAGAAGATTTATCAAATAACTTTACAGTGCAATCCGGTATACACAATGAAGAGTTTATACTGCATTGGTTTACTGTCCAATACAAACAACAACTAACTGACTATCAAAAAACATTTGAAATGAATTGGAATGGTGTTCCGTTAAAAGGGACAATCGACGCCGCCACCCAAAGCGGAGCGGCGATTGTCGAAGCAAAAGAAACTTATGAATACAATAAGATGGAAGATCAATTAGCCAGGTATATGCCACAGTTACAATTCTATATGTTTGTTAGTAACATAAGCAGTTGTTACTTTGCTAATAAGTTTGGTAATCGTAGATGGGAATGTGTCCATGTTGCTAAGAACGGTGACTATCTTGATACTATGAAAGATAGATTGTTTCAGTTCTGGCAGTATGTTACATCTGATACTCCCCCCCCTACTCAAGACCAAGTTGAAATTGATACTGATAAAGTATTAATCAACGAGATGGTCAAAAGAAATGGAAACCAAAACAATTATTTTATTAGTCTTGTTGATAATTACTTTGAAACTTCAAGTCAGCATTCACAACACGAAGAAACAAAGAAAGAATTAAAGAGTCTTATTGCTCCGAATGAAAGAGAATTGTATTCAGACAAGCTTTCATTACGTAGAGATAAGCGTGGTTCAATTAGAATTGTTGTTCACAAAGGAGTTAATGATGGAGACAGAAAATTCAGTTTACAAAGCTCTAGCTAAAGCTAAGAAAACTTTCAAGCCACTAAAGCAAAGTGGCAAAGCACAGTTTGGTAAGTTTCATACACTAAAAGATATTATGGATGCAGTAGGTAAGTCATTAGAAGATAATGATTTAATTATTACATTTGTATTAAATCATATGACAGAAGGGGTAGCTATCCCAGTAGATACATTAACTTGTAGACTTATTCATATTCATACAAAACAAATAATATCTTCTGAAGTTAAACTAGATAGCAATAACAAAGGGCCACAAGGAACTGGTGGTGCTATAACTTACATGAGAAGATATACACTACAAGCATTACTAAACCTAATGCCAGATGATGCCACAGAAGATGATGGTGATTGGGTATCAACTGGTAAGAAACCAAACAAACCATTTTAAAAAGGAGTGATAAATGGCAGAAGAATACGACAATAAAAATAGTGGAGCAGTGTTTCAACCTTTTCCCAATAATGATTTTATATTAGAGGGAAAGCTTGACATTGAAGGCAGTGAACATAAGATAGTAATGATTAGAAGTATGACTAAAGCTGGAAGAGTAATCATTAAATGTTATACAGAGTTATGTGCATTGTTTGAGAATGATAATATGTTAAGTGCATCACCAGATTACACTGGTAATTGTCATGAAAGATTTGAAATAAATGCTGGCACCAAATTAAGATTAGCTGCATGGAAGAAACAACATAGTGGTAATAAGAACTATCTTAGTTTACAAGTGTCAGAAAACAAAAGACCTGCTGACCAACCTTCTACTAAAGAAGAACCAGCTAAAGTTATTGATGATGAGATTCCGTTTTAAGAGGGTCTATCTCTCTCTTTCAAAAAAACGATAGACTCGGGAGGCACTAGACCACCCTCTAGTGCCTCTTTTTTTTACAAGGAAAAACAAATGAACAGATCACAATTCCTAAGAAAAGTAGGTGACACCCTCACCAAAAGACAACATAGTTATGGACACCCTAACGACAATCTTAGATCAATAGCTAAGACTTGGTCAGAGTACAAAGGTCAAGAGTTTAACTATCTTGATGTATGTATTATGATGATACTAACAAAAGCAATGAGATTAAAACAAGATCCATTGCATATAGATTCTTATGAAGATATAGCTGGTTACTCAGCTCTAGCAGTAGAACTTATAAGTACATTAGTTCGAAATGGGGACCATCCAGAAAAGGTCGACGAGCTTGAGAACGACGAAGATCAATGTATGAGTTCATAGCTTCTTCAGCAGTACCAGTATAACTAGTAATACTACCTTCACTCCAAGCAGCACCCCACTTTATTGGGATATTACCTAACTGCATTGACGCTTGTTTCATTGCATCACAAAGATCATCATAAACATTCAACTCCCAACATGGACCATTAACATAAGCCATCAAGTCCACTGCATGAGAGTACCCATCTGTTTGAATAAGATGATAGCTTTTGTGTGTCTTTGATCTGCCAGCTTTAACTAAAGCTTCTTGTTCTTCTTTAGTA